TTATGCGGTGAAGTGCGCGTTGAGGATCCGTGTGGCTTCATCGACTGCGCTGGCCTTGGCCTCGGCGTACCAGCGCTGGGTTGTCAGGATGTCGGCGTGGCCCATCAGCTCCTTGGCGACCTGCGGGCTGATGCCGCACTGTACCAGCGTGCTGGCGAACTCATGCCGGAGCTGGTGCGCGGTGAAGTCCGGCTCTATGATCGTCTTGTACAGGGACGCACCGTTCTTCGATTTCTTGCCGGTTTTATAGCGCTTGCCGCTGTCGTGAGCGTGGCCGATGCCGATGCAATATTGCAGCCAGGCGTTCTGATACTGACTCTTTGTCATGGGCTTTGCGCCGCCGAACAGAAAAGCTTCGTCGGCCAGGCCGTCTAGGCGGCTGCCGAGCGCATCCTGCAGGGGCTTGAGGATCGGCACGGTGCGGTAGGCGCTGTCGGTTTTCGGCTCCTCCAGCTCGGGGTAGTTGTTGTGCCAGACCACGGCCTTGCACACGCGGATCGCGCCGTCGGCGAGGTCCTTCTTCTGCAGCGCCATCACCTCGCCTAGGCGCAGGCCGGCGTACATCATGATGGCCGGGCAGAGGCCGAAGCCCTCGGGGTGGGCCTTTACATCGGCGACCTCCCGCTCTGTGGGGGCGCGGCGCTTGGTCTGGGGCAGGCCCTGCGGCAGCTTGAGCAGCGTGCAGGGGTTCGCATCGCCGTGCATCTCGGCGCACCAATACTGCCAGATCAGGGAGAGCACTGACTTCTGCCCGGCAATGCTTTTATAGGCGTAGCCCTGCGCGGCCATGTGCATCAGTTCGCGGTTGATGTCGGTGCTGGTGATCTCGCGCATGCCCTGCCCCTCAAACCAGCCCTTGGCAAGCTCCACCTTGTGGCGGTAGCCCCGGCGGGAGCCATACTTGATGCACGGCTCCTTGGCGCGCCAGAACGCCTCTGCGACCTCGCAGAAGGGGTCTCCCCTGTCCCGGCGGGTGCTGGCCTCTATGAGGGCCGCGTCGAGCTTGGCCTGCACCTCCTTTGCGGTGCGGCCGTAGAAGTGGCGGGTCTTGCCATCAATGACGCGGCAGCGCTCGATCAGGCCGTCCGCGCGTTTTTTCGTTTTTGCCATGTAAAAACCTCCTTACGATACACTTTGACAAGCGTGGCCGGAGGTGATACAATACGGATGTTGGGTCGGTATTGTGTCCACCTTGGACACGCTGATCTTGAACGCCTGCGGTGTTGGTAGCACCGTGGGCGTTTTTTTATAAAAACATACGTAAAATACGTGATTTTCTATTGACAAATACGTAAAATACGTATATAATAGATACAGAACGGAGGGAAACCAAGATGCCGATGACGCCCAGAGAAATCGTGAAGCTGCTGGAAGCCAATGGCTTTGAATATGTCAGCTCCAACGGTTCGCACCGCAAGTACAGGAACCCGGTCACAGGCAAAACAACCATTGTTCCCTTCCATGCGAAAGACCTTAAACCGGGAACCGAGAAAAACATTTTAAAACTGGCGGGGATCAAAAAGTGATCCCCGCCCCCAAGGGGGGCTATTTTATGCGTTTCGTTTTTTATCCCGCTGTATTTCATCCCGAGGAAGTCGGCTATTCGGTTACCGTGCCCGATGTAGAAGGCTGCTTTACGCAGGGCGATGACATGAACGAGGCCGTAGCTATGACGCAGGAGGCCATCGGCCTGATGCTGGAGGATTGCAAGGTCTACCCGAAGCCCAGCAGTCCTGCCGACATCCGCACGGAGCCCGGCGATTTTGTAACGATGATTCCCTTTGATGAGGCCGCCTACAAAAAGCAGCAGAAGCCTGTCAAAAAGACGCTGAGCATCCCGGCATGGCTGAACGAGGCCGCGGAAGAAGCGCACGTGAATTTTTCCGGTGTGCTGCAGGATGCGTTGAAAGCAAAACTGAATATCGGTTGACGATCCCCTGCCCTGCCGGCCTGCCCGGCGGGGCTTTTTTTTATTGATAATTTGTAAAAAATACGGCCCCGCCATGGTACGCATCGTTGAGAGGCGCGGCGAGGTCTGTATCATGTCATTATTTAGGCCGCACCATGGCACGCTGTCAATACCAGATTATACGCTATGACTGCTTTTTGTCATTATGTTGTTTCAGATAGGCTTCGTTCTGCTTCTTTACAAATTCCACCATATTGATAAGGGGCAAGGTGATTTTTCCGCTTTCAAAAATAGTGGAGGTGATAACTTCCATTTTTGCGCGGACAATACCATAAAGTACAGAAGTCCCATTGATCCACAGAAGCTTTCCAAACTCTTCGTCATCTTTTGTCTTGCCTGTAGAAAATACACCTTCGACAACCATTTTATAGTCACAGCGCGCACTCGAATTTGTTTCTACAACTAAGTTTCCACTCACAGTTACGCGCACGCGACCGAGTTTCTTTATGTTGTCCGTGCTCATATAGGGATTGCTGACGGCAATTTCAGCATTGTTTGTTAAAATTGCATCGCTTCCTAGCGAAATCAAACGATTGCTAAAGTTGCATTCGGAAATAAAACTTTCCTCAAGTTCGAGCGAGGCATTTACATCATGCGTAGGAATCATGCGGCACCTCCTTGAATCACTTCGAAAGTACAGAGCGGAGCCACTGTTGTGGTTGCAGGATTGAACTTTTCGATTTTTGTTTTACTGCACACGGGTTCACAGCTTTCATATGTGTGGGAATCAAGATTGCCGGAAAAGAGTACATCCGGCGGCATATTTATTTTTGCACTGATTTCCGAAAGAGTTTTGACAGTGAAATTATATTCTCCGCTTTCCCATTTGGAAACCATAACCTGTGTGACACCCATAAACTCTGCAAAAGCAGCCTGCGTCATATTGTGATCCGCACGCCACATTTCAATGGCAGCAGAAATAAGCGCTAACTGCTGGTTGGCGCTCCTTTCGGCCGGGGTCATTGCAGTCTCAAACAGCCTGTTCAATGCGTTTGACGTTTTCATAGCGAACCTCCTATTGCTCATCCAAAGGCCATTGTGCTTGGAAAAGAATCTTTCTTGTTGTGGCTACACGGATGCCGCGCTGATAATCTCCGGAGTTCTTTTCGAGAAAAGGATACAACAAAACAATGTTTTGACCTTGAATGTAAAAATAAAGGATTCTGGGATTCTTCTGACTGTTTGGATACCGTGCTGAGTAAATATCTTCCGTCCCGGGCAGTTTTTCAAAATTTTTGAGTGCAGTTGTGGCTGTACCGAGCGAGTCCAACTGGGTAAGACTGCGTTGCAACCACTTAACATACCGTTTTGCAGCTTTAGGGATTTCGTCTGCATGAAAGACTTGTTCAGGGGTCATATTCAGCACATACTTGCAAAACTCATCTGAGAAATTATCAGGACCGTAAATATTGCTATAGCCATCCATTTTGACCAGTTCCAGAGTGAATCACATCCTTTCTTATAATATAACCTATGAGTTATAAAAATTCAAGAACCACGGATTCTTTTTCCGAAATTTCACAATTCCGAATTATAATTACTCCCCCCCTGCACAGGCCGACGGCCTTGCCTTCGATGGTGATGGTGTTCATATCCTCGCCGATGCGCAGGATAGTCGGAAATGTGGGGTTTTCGGCGCGGAGCTCGATGTGGTCATCGAACAGAAACACGCGCTTGAGGGTGGCCTCTTCCCCGATGCGAACCGCGGCGATCTCACCGTCCTCTACTTTGGGCTGGCTGCGGTGCGCCAACACTGCGGGCATTTTTATTTTGTTTATTTGTGAATGACCTCAACGCCATCAATTGCAAGATTGGATACATGCCACTGTTCGGCATCGCTGTCGTACACGGCCAGACCCTCAACAGAGTGATCTGCATAGATGCCGCTATCGTTTGCCACTTGGACGGTGCAGGACGCTGCATAACTGTTGTTTGCGGATTTAACCTGCCAGTCGTCCAGATCGGGCCATTTGGCATCACCGGCAATATAATTGTTTTCCGCCACATACTTCACGGCCAGTGCAGCCATCTGCTCTTGCGTGTACTGCTTCTTCGGAGCGGGTATCGCCAGAACAACGACCAACACAACCAGAAGCGCAGCAACGATGATACCCAGAACTTTAATCTGCTTTTTGTCCTTTGCTGTAACATTTGATGCCATAGGAGGCCTCCTTACAGTTTGCGGCAGAGGCCAACGGCCTTGCCTTCGATGGTGATAGTGTTCATATCCTCGCCAATGCGCAGGATAGTCGGAAATGTGGGGTTTTCGGCGCGGAGCTCGATGTGGTCATCGAACAGAAACACGCGCTTGAGGGTGGCCTCGCCATCGATCAGGACGGCAGCGACCTCGCCGTTCTCGACCATCGGCTGGCTGTGAATGGCTACGACATCGCCGTCTTTGATTTTTGGCTCCATGCTGTCGCCCTGGCATAGCAGCGTGAAGTCGGCGTGCCAATCGCTGGGGACTTCATCGTAGGCCTCGACATTCTCCTCCGCGAGGATGGGTGTGCCGCAGGCGATTTGCCCCACACGCGGAATGCGGTCCCGCTTCGGCAGTGGCTGGAACCCGGCGGGGATGGATATCTCTTTTGCAGTGTCAATCCCCATCAAATACGCAGTAGTAGTATTCAATGCACGCGCAAATGCGATGACCTTTGACTGCGGAATATCGGCTTTTCCGTTTTCGATTTTGCTAATAGATGATTTATCCTTATAACCCATTTTTTTTGCCAGCTCCTCCACAGTGAGGCCAAGTTCAATGCGGCGGGCACGGATTCTTTCATAAATGGTTGACATATATTCACCTCTTTCACTTGCATCATAGCACATCGTGGAATTATATTCAAGTTTTTTTGATAAAACACAGCAAAAAAACTTGACATGGGATAGTGAGGGTGCTAATATGATAGTGGAATGAAAACACACAACAGGAGATGGAGATATGACCGATACAAAAGCTTTGCGTGCTGCTATCAAGGAAGCAGGAGTAACTTATAAGACAATAGCCAAGGCGTTAGGTATCGCAGCCTACACGCTTCAATTAAAAATCGACAATGATACGGAGTTTAAAGTCAGCGAAGTGGACAAAATCTCCCAAATGCTGGGATTTACGCTGGAGCAAAAAGACAAAATTTTTTTTGCAAGGTAGTGGAATTAAAATACACTATCTCGCACTATCTAACACTATCTAACAGTATCTAACAGAAAAATGCGCAATAAATGTGCGCTGATGATTGTGTCCACCTTGGACACGCAAAGGAGTTGATACAGATGAACGGAGTGTACGACAGGATCCGTCAGCTTCGCATTGCCAACGGGCTGACGCTGGAGGAGCTGGCCCGGGCCGTCGGCTACAAAGGCAGGTCGATGATGTCACAGGTCGAGCTGGGCAAGGTCGATCTGTCGCTGTCCAAGGTCGCCGCCATTGCGCAGGCCCTGCACACAACCCCCAAGGAACTGCTGTTCCCCAGCAACGATGTGTCCACCTTGGACACGTAAAGGGGGTGGTGCATTGGACTGGTTCAGCTTTTTTATGGGTGCCGCGTTTGGTGCACAAATATTAAGTCTGGTGCAGACGGTATTTTGGCACGAAAACAGCGGTGGAAACAAGGAGGTTTAAGCATGGCACGCGAAAAGCAAGGCTACCGGGATGCGCTGTACAAGTTCCTTCACCGGCATGACGATGAAGAAGACGAGCAGCGTGAAGCACGAATGCGCAAGGAAATGATCTTCCTGTCCCTGTATAGCGCTCTGCTGGGGACAGTTGCACTCGTTCTTGCTGTTATCCATGTGCTGCAGCGGATGGGATTTTTATGAGAAGTGCAAGACAACTTCCACGATAATCGCAACCGTGGCGGTAACAGCGCCATAGATGGCAATGCAGCGGGTAAATGTTTTGTCTCGTACATCACGCATCCGTCCTTCATACGCTTCTGCGGCTGCGTTTGTCAGCGTGACGGTGGTTTTCTCGTCCATGCGGTTGTCGGAAAAGTCCAACATACCGACCCCTGCCGCATTTTGCAGATCAATATAGTCACCGACCTGGGTTGCATCCAGTATTTTCTGCAGCGTATGGTATCGGCACACGGCTTTAAAGATTTTGTACTGCGCATTTGTCAATTACTACCGCTATGTAGACAACGTGCATCTGTACGGCCCGAATAAGCGCAAGCTGCACCGTGCCCTGCAGGCGGCAATGGACTGGCTGGCCGCTGCCGACTACACCTGCAACCAGTGCTGGCAGGTATACCGCACGGACTACGTGGACCGGGACGGCAGGCACCGCGGGCGTGCGCTGGACGGGCTGGGGTTTGTGATCTACTGCGACCATGTGAGTTACAGGAAGCGCACGACGCGGCGGCTGATCCGGCTGTGTCTGGACATCAAGGCCCGCCCGCATGGTGTGCCGACGCCGCATCAAGCCAGGCAAGCCGCGTGTCGCATCGGCCAGCTGAAACACGCTAATATGCACCGATTCCGCGTGAAATACGTGGACGGCGTGATAAGCTACCAGAAAATCAGAAAGGTGGTACAAGATGCTTAAATGTGAATGCAATGAGAGGCACGCCCGTCTGGAGTGCGAGCCGCTGCCCAACGGTCTGACGTTGGTGCGCGTCTACGAGGATGAGCAGGAGGTCACCCGCGAGGCTGTGTCCGATGTGGACACGCCCTGGCACGGGTACAGCTACACGACATACGAGACGGTCACACAGGTGCCTCAGGCGGCGGTTGACGTTGATACCTGGGCTGCCCTGGTTAAACAGGCCGACTATGACACGGCTGCGGCTGCCGTGCGCGCTGAGCGGGACAAGCTGATCGCCGCCACGGACTGGACGGTGCTGGGCGACGCAAAGACGGTCAAAGCGGACTGGAAAACTTACCGCCAGGCGCTGCGGGACGTGCCCGAGCAGGCGGGCTTCCCCTACGCGGTGCAGTGGCCCACGCCGCCGGTGGAAGAATGAGCGAGGAAGCGGATTTACTGGCGCGGGTGATGCTTGTACTGTGGGACTACCGCGAGGCCATACCGGCCGCGCGGGATCTGCTGGATGAGTACGAGGCGCTGGTGATGGACACAGATGAGGTAATACAATGAGACTATCTAATGGAGAGGTCCTGCTGCACTGGCCGCTGGACATTCATGTGCTGACGCAAGGGTGGTATTACAATGACGGCAGTTTGCACCAGGCCGTTGACCTGCGCACCCAGATTGACAACATTTATATCCGCCCGGTCTATGCCGCCGAGGACGGCACCGTGGATCAGACCCAGGACTGGGACGGACACACGCGGACGGGTATGCAGAGTTATGGAAACATGGTGCGTATCAGACACGCCGACTACAAGAGCAAGACCTTGCAGACACGGTACGCTCACCTGTCTAGCTATTGCGTCAAGTACGGCCAGAGGGTCAAAGAGGGCGAGATCATCGGCTACAGCGGCGTGACCGGCAACGTGTTCGGCGCACACCTGCATTTTGAGGTTATTCTGGGCGGCAAGCGCACCAACCCGCTTGCGTGGCTGGACAACGACTTCACCACGGCAAGCGGGCGGGTGTTTACATACCGCCCCGGCGAGCACGCTGTACAGCAGCCCGAGCAGGCCGCCAGCGGCGCGCAGACGGCCCAGAACGGCACCGGCAAGCTGCAGGTCATCACGGTAGGGCCGGTCTCGCAGGGCGATGCAGACGCTGTCTTTGCCGTGTGCCAGAGCCGAGGGTTGACGGATGCCGGGCTGTATAAAAGCGAATGGGTCTGAGGTGGTGCCAATGGAGCAGATTATAATCGCGCTCATCACGGCCGGGCTGGGCTTGGTGGGTGTGATGATCACGAACTACTTCAACAACAAAAGCCTGAGCGACAAGGTCACCCACCAGCTGGAGGTTGCGCAGGCTGTAACGGACACCAAGATCGAGGAGTTGACGCGCGAGGTGCGGACGCACAACAACTTTGCGCAGCGCATACCGGTGATGGAAGAAAAAATTGCTGTCGCGAACCATCGCATTGACGATCTGGAACGGCACGAGGAGAAGGAGAGGAAAATCTGATGCAGGACTTCTTGAAGAATCTGGCGGCGCTCATCAAGGTGAAAACTATCGTCACCCTTGTGGTTGTTGCAGTTTTCGCAATTCTTGCGCTGCGGGGCGGCCTGCAGCCGGACACGGTGATGACGATCGTCACCATGGTGGTGGCGTTCTACTTCGGCACGCAGACCGAAGGGAAAAGCAACGGTAAATAAGTAAGCGGCAGGCTGCTCAATGTGGGCAGCCTGCCGCTTTTTTACGGTGATTTTTGGGGCGGATCACTACGAACTTTTTACGAACTTTTGGCCGATTACGAACCATTTACGAAACATTATCAGACAGTATTTAACAGTATCTAGCACTATCTGATAAATGAAAAACCGCGATACACCAACCTTTGTAGGTTGTATCGCGGTTTTTACATTGGCGGAGTAAGAGAGATTTGAACTCTCGCGGCGGTTTCCCACCCTACGCCCTTAGCAGGGGCGCCTCTTCGACCTCTTGAGTATTACTCCACAAGTCAAAGTGATTCTATATATTCACTTGTTATCACAAAATGGCGGAGAGGATGGGATTCGAACCCATGGTCCGCTCGCGCGAATCGCTGGTTTTCAAGACCAGTTCCATAAACCACTCGGACACCTCTCCACAGTGGCTGCCGCCAGAATGCAGGTATTATTATACAAAAATACGGAGGGGTTGTCAACCCCTCCACGCAAACTTTTTTGAAAATTATTTCGCATGTGAATCTCACGGTGGATTTTCTCCTGTGTTTTGTTCGAGTGGTCTTTGTTTTGGATAAGAAACGCAAAAACCGCCGCAGTGTTACACCGCGGCGGGAAAATTTTCGGGGATTATTTTACAGCGCACAGGGGGTAAAGCCGTCCTTGCCCAGCACCTGGACCTTCGTGTAGCCCAGTTCCTTCAGTTTGGCGGCAACAGCCTCAAAACCGAAGGTCAGCGCCTTGGTATCGTGGGCGTCGGCGGTGATGACAACATTGCCGCTGAGCACCAGCCACTCCTTCAAAATCGCATCGGACGGGAAGAAATCCTTGCGGAAGCCGCGGTACACCGCAGAGGTGTTGACCTCCAGCACGCAGCGGTTGCGGGCGGCGGTCATCAGCGCGGCGTTGGCGGCGGCGGTGTAGCGGGGGTCGTTCTCATCAAAGAACTTGCCGTCACCGTTGATCTTCTTGATCAGGTCGAAGTGGCCCAAGATCGTGGGCTTCTTCTCGGCAACCTTGGCCACATTGGCAAAATAGGCCTCGACCACGGCGAGCGCATCGCCGTCAAAATCGTCGTCGATGCAGGCGCGCAGATCCTCCTCGCGCCAGTCGATCTCATAATACTTGCCGGTCTTGGGCCCCTTGACATAGTGCGTGCTGCCGATCCAGTAGTCGTACTGGGTCGGGTCATCGTCGCTGAACAGATCCCATTCCAAGCCGCACAGAATGTCCAGCTTGCCGACGTAGCGCTCCTTCAGCTTGGCGACCTGCGCCTTGTACAGGGCGGTACGGCTCTGGGTCATGCAATATTCCAGATCACAGGGGGTGTGGCTGTGTCCGCTGAAGCCCAGCGTTTGCAGACCGTTCCGCCATGCCGTGACCGCAATCTCGTCCAGCGTGTTCTTACCGTCGCACAATTTGGAATGAACGTGTACAGAGCTTTTCAGGTATTCGCCTGCCATAGTTACTGCATCCTTTCCTGCTTGACCTTATGGTCAATTACGTGTCGTTTTTCGAGTTCCTTCGTGATGTCCTCTACGGAAATGCCCAGCTCGATCATCAGCACCATGACGTGGTAAGCCAGGTCGCTGATCTCGTAGATGGTCTCCTCCCTGTCGCGCTTGGAGCCTGCAATGATGACCTCGGTGGATTCCTCGCCGACCTTTTTGAGGATCTTTTCCAGGCCCTTGTCGAACAGATAGGTGGTGTAGCTGCCCTCCTTCGGGTCGGTCTTGCGGCCCTCGATGAGTGCGTACAGGCCCTGCCAGGTGAACTGCTTCAGCTCATCGGAGACATAGACCGGGTTGAAGAAGCAGCTCTCCGCGCCGGTGTGGCAGGCGGGGCCGGATTTGACGACGTCGATGACGAGCGCGTCCTTGTCGCAGTCGGCGGTGATGGAGACGACCCGCTGTACGTTGCCGGAGGTCTCGCCCTTGCGCCAGATCTCCCGGCGGCTGCGGGACCAGAATACGGTGCGGCCCTCGGCAATCGTCAGGGCCAGCGTCTCGGCATTCATGTAGGCGAGGGTCAGCACCTCTTTGGTATAATGGTCCTGTACGATGGCCGGAATCAGGCCGTTTGCGTCAAATTTGAGAGTCTTGGAATTTTCGGTGATTTCCAT